CTTCGGCCGCCAATCGATCTCTACGATTGCGAAGGAGATACGCCGCGAGATCACCTCGTCGGCCCCGCTGCCGACGCCGTTCTGGGTGAAGCGCGACAGGTGCACGGCCGCGACGGCATGCTTCGCAGCCCCTCCCACCTGCGTCCCGATCGGCCGCTCGACGTCGAGCGCACGGGGCGCCTGTCCTTCCCGCTCGCCATAGCCCGTCTGCACCATGGTCGCGGCAACGATGCCGATGGGGGCCGCGCCTCCCGGGCGCTTGATGTAGCTGTTCGCGGTCAGCGTCGGCGTGGGATCGTCCATCTCCGACCCGGTCGATCCGGTCTGGAACTTCGTCAGATGCGCGGCGACCACGCACCCGTCCGCCTTCGCCGTCAGCGTGCCGGTCGGCTCGTCGCCGCAGCGCGGCGCACTCTGCCCCGCCCTGCCGCCACAGCCGACGAACGATGGCACGATGATCGCGTTCTGGTCTTTCGCACTTGCGGTAACCGTATGCAGCGGCTCGTCGGACGCGCGGTTGCTGCCGCCATGCTGGGCATAGGTCACGACAAACGGCCGCTTCGCCTCCAGCACGTAGCGAACGACCCCGCGCGCGATGCGTCGCATCGTCGCCTCGGCGAGCGGCCGCACCGCCCGGATGCCATAGAGCCGCATGATCTCTTCCGACGTGTCGAAGATCGACGGGCACGGCAGCGACCAGTCGATGATCTCGGCCGCCGTGCGGTACGGCTTCAGCCTGCCGGCCCGGATCAGCTTCGCGTCCTCCGGCTTCTTCGGATCGCCATGCGTCCGCTTCGGCCACACGATCGGCCTGCCATCGCGGCGCGCGATCATGAAGAAACGCTTGCGGATCGTCGGCGCGCCGTAGTCGCAGGCGCGCAGCTCGCGCCACTGCACCTTGTAGTCGGCCTTCTTCAGCCTCCGCGTCCACTCCTCGAAGGTGTGGCCGCGCAACTCCACGATCGGCTTGCCGTCCTCGTAGAGCGGCCCCCAGGTGACGAACTCCTCGACGTTCTCGAGGATGATCACGTCGGGCGACACCTCCTCGGCCCAGCGCACCACCACCCAGGCGAGGTCGCGGATGTTGCGGTCGAGCGGCTTGCCGCCCTTGGCCTTGGAGAAGTGCTTGCAGTCGGGCGAGGCCCAGAACAGCCCGACCGGCCGGCCCTGCGTCACCTCGCGCGGCGACACGTCCCAGATGTTCGAGTCGAGGTGCACGGTCTCCGGATGGTTGACCTCGTGCATGGCGAGCGCGTCGGCGGAATGGTTGATGGCGTAGTCCGGCGAGCGGCCAAGCGCCATCTCGATCCCGGTCGAGGCCCCGCCGCCGCCGGCGAAGCTGTCGATGATGAGCGGGGCACTCATTCCTCCGGCTCCCAGACGGAACCGACATAGTCCTGGATGGTGACAAGCCCTGCGAGGCCAAGGGCGCAACCCGACCGCTTGCGGATCATGGAGCCGCCCCGGCCATCCGAAACGAGGTCCAGCCGATGGCCGGCGACGATGCCGTCGCGCCGCAGTGCTACCGCCAGTTCCGCGACGCTGGCATGCTCGCACTCGAAGCTCATGGCGAAAGACTTGCGGTCGCCTGAAACGACGATGTCGTACTGCACCCGATAGACGCTGCCCACTGTCATGCCCTCCGCTCGTGTTTCACGTTTGATCCACTGCAACAGTTTGAAATCATTGGCTTGAGGTAGAAGGCGCGCACCGCGACCTGCATCCAGTCGCAGATGGCGATCACCTTGTGCACGGCGATCATTTGGCCCGAGGCGGCGCGCGACAGGTCGGTGAAGGTGACGCCGATCTCGTCGGCGAGCGCGCGGTAGCCCCGCCCGTCCTCGGCGAGCCTGCGCCGCACGAGGAAGGCGAATTCGCGCCAGTCGTAGTCCGCCCGCGCCGGGTCGCGGCTGTTCTGGAGGTTCACGGCGTCTGCCCTCCATGGGTAAGGACGATGCCGAAATCCGACGGATGGTGGCCGAGCACGGCCCACAGGCGCGCCCGCGGCTCCGGCCGCAGAAGCCGGCCCATCCAAGCGAAGTCGAATTCCGCGACCGTCACCTTCGCTGTCCGGCGCGTCTCGTTGCGGAAGCGCTTGGCCGCCGCGGCGCGGCGCGCCGGCCCGTGCGTCTGCGCTGCCCAATGAAGCGCCCGGGCGCGCAGGAACAGGCGCAGCATGGAAGGGGAATAGTCGGGCCGCGTCGTCATGCGTCGCGCCCAAGGGCGACGACTATGCCGATGCGCGCGCCAGCGCCATCGACGCCCTGTCCACAGCACTGCGCGGCCGCATCGACGATGGCCGCGCCATACCCGAACCCAAGGCGAAGGACGCCGGCCTGGTCTTCGTATCCGTCGACCCGGAAACCGCGCTCAAGATCGCCATCATCAACGAAGTGAGGGCCGCCGGCATCTCCAAATCGGAACTCGCGCGCAGGCTCGGCAAGGCCGAGAACGAGGCGCGCCGCATCCTCGACCCGAACCACGGGACCAGGCTTGGCGCCATGCGCGAAGCCCTCGCGGTTCTGGGCAAGGAAATCGTCGTCAGCGTACGGGACGCTGCCTGACAGCAGGGCGGCGGGGTGCATCGTCATTCCGCCGCCTCCGCCTGCTCCTCGTTCAGCACCTCCAGAAAGTCGAACAGGCCGGGCGCGCGGCCGCCGTTTGCGGCGGCCTCGGCATAGGCGCAACCGTCGGCGAAATAGTCGGGGTTGAGCTCGATGCCGATGGCCTTGCGCCCGAGCTGGAGCGCGCACCACGGCACGGTCATGATGCCGCCGAACGGGTCGAGCACCGTCTCGCCCGGCATGGAGTGCTGGAGGATAGCGCGGTCGACGATGTCGAACTGCAGCGGACAGAGGTGCATCTCCCGGCCCTTCGACCGCTGCAGCATGTTCAGCGTGCGCATGCGCGCGACGTCGGTCCATATCTCCGGGTGGCGCGAATGCGGCGGCGCCACCATGAAGGTCGGCGGCAGCCGGCCGGCCTCGTCCAGCGCCTCGGTCAGCGCGACATGCGTCTCGTGGTCGTAGACGTGCGCGAGCGCCCAGGCCTTCCAGCCGCGATAGATGCCCTTGCCGTCGAGCTGCACCAGGTCGCGCAGCTCGTCGGGCAGAAGCGGCCTGTCGCCGGATGACAGCCACACGCCGTGCGCGTCGATCTGCCAGCGGCCGCGGCTGTAGCCGGTGCCGGCCACGGGCCGCACCCGCTTCTCGTCGAAGTCGTCGTCGCCGGGCGCAGTCGGGCGGCCGTCGATGACGGTCACGAAATCCGGCTTGTCCTTCCTGACCGGCACGTCGGCGTAGCCGTTGGAGCGGTCGGTCGGCGGCTTGCGGAACCTGAGCAGGTATTCGGGCATGCCGTTGCCCATCCGCGTCCCGTCCTTGCACTGTTCGGACCAGCCGAGGCGATAGGTCTGGTTGTTCTCGCGCACCACGTCCGTGCCGATGGTCACGCGCGACAGGAAGGCGAAGCCGTGCCGGCGGAAATGCGCGATGCAGTCGTCGGAGAAGGGCGACACGGTCTGGAAGCCGAAGCCGTTGATGCCGCCCGGCACGATCCGGTCCTTGACGTGGATGCAGGCGACGCGGCCGGGCTTGAGCAACCGGAACAGCTCCGGCGTCAGGTAGTCCATCTGCGCCCAGAAATGCGCGTCGTCGTCGGTATGGCCGAAATCGTTGTAGGAGGGCGTGTATTCGTACTGGGTCGAGAACGGGATCGAGGTGACGATCAGGTCGACGCTGTCGCTCTCCATCGACTGCGTCTCCTCGACGCAATCGTTGTGCACCAGCCGGTAGTTCGGCCCGGCCACCTCCCGGCGCGTCACGCCCTTGGCGCGCTGGAGCGCGCCCTCGATCGCCTGCGCCGCCAGTCCGAACCGGCGGATGATGCCGGCCATCTTCTCGGCCTGCGCCTCGAACTCCCGCCACTTGCGCTCAAGCTCGCGGCGGGTCTCGCGCTCGGCCTCGGTATAGATCAGGTCGGCGCGTACCTGCTCGGTCTGGCCGTAGCGCTGGGTGCGGAACAGCGACTGGAAGAAATCGTGGAACTTGAAGCCGATGCCGAGATAGATGTTCCACCGGCAATGACGCTGGAAGTTGCAGCCCGACCCGTTGAGAACCGGCTTGGTCGCGAGCTCCGCGAACTCGCCATTGGCGAAGCCGATGACGCGCGCCTCGCGTTCGTCGAGGTCCTGGCTTCCCCACACGCTGCGCACCGTGGGCACCGCCTTCTCGATCGCCCGCCGCTCGTCCTCGAGGTCGTGCCAGATGATGCGGTGCGCAGCCGGGTCCTCGGCCCTGATGTCCATCATCTTGGCGATGCGGGCTTCGAGCGACCGCTTCTTCTCGCGCGAGGCCTCGACCACGCCGAGCGCGGCGTTGGCGAACATCCGGCCCTGTCCGTCGCGCTCGAACCCGGCCGCGGAATGATCGGAAGGAATCTCGTGCCAGCGTATGTCGAGCGGGGGCAGATCGTAGCCCTCGTCGGAGAAGCCGAGGTCGGAGGGTTTCTGCACGAAGAGAGCCCACGACGACACCCACAGCCAGAACTCCTCTTCCTTGTGCGGGTGCAGCGTCAGCCTGTCGGCCTTGGTCGAATCGCGCTTGAAGAAGCGGGTCTTCGCCTCGCCGACATCCATGACGCCGAGGAAGGCGGCATAGGCCAGCAGCTCGACATAGTCGTTGGGGTCGGGAATGGCCGTGGCGACGAAGCGGTATT